CGTAGAAGGCTTGGTGTGTAGAGATCGCAACGTGACGCACGGCGATGCCGAAGATAACTTCAAGGTGATTGCGTCGCTGTGGAGTTCATATCTCAACGGACCTATCGAATCAAAAGATGTGGCCGCGATGATGTGCTTGTTCAAAGTCTCGCGCCTTATCAACAACATAGACAACCTTGAGAACTGGCACGATCTTGCGGGCTATGCGGCCTGTGGCGGTGGGATAGTGATGAAGAAGTTAGATAGTGAATAACAAACGAAAAGAAAACCCGCCCTGTGATAAGCAGAGCGGGTTTTTTGTTGTCTTAATTTATCGTATCCCAGACATTCCTTCTATCAAACTCTTTCGATACTTATCTTCATTCTGTCTTGTATAGTATCGCTTCAGTGTCTCACTTCCTTTTCCTGGCTCTGCGCCTTCGACAAAGCTTAGATATCTTGCGGCTTTCATAGGCTGCCTTTCTAGCGAAGGCATGATTTGGTTTTGAGAAGTCTTCAACTTTCTAATCCGGCTCGCATAATCTTCTGGTGATGTTGCTTCTGCTCTTGCACGCGACACCAAAGAGAATGCCTCTTCGCCGGTATCCTCTGTGACAGAACCCCGCTCAAACGCTCTCTCAGCTAAGTTCCCATAGTTCACAGAGAACGTCCCAGCTTGCGTAGGTGCGCCCGTCAACTCATCAAACAACCTACGCTGACGACGATCATCATAACGCAGATTCTCCTGTTCATCCAACCAATTCCTACCCACACGAGCAACCTGAATGTGCGTCTGAGCAATATCACCCATCGCCTGACGCAGCACCAAGCCGAAGTCTTCGCCATCGTCAATCGCTTTCAATGCCGCCGCTACTTTCTTACTCGTATCAAACACAGCATTCGCTACCGGCGCAGTCGCCATACCCTGAGCCGTACCTCCAACTGCCGCAGTCGTAACCATCTTAGCTAAATCGCCCGCAATACCAAACGTGCCGACACTTTGCACCATGTTGAGAAGCTTCACGCTCAACTGCTTCATTCCCTCAGCCCCAAGCTCACCTTGATTCTGTTGCATCCAACTCTCAAGCTCGCTCCAATTCACATCGCGACCTTCGCGGTTATTCATCCACTCACGGATCTGATCGACAGCCGCGCCACCCATCACACCAATAAGCAAGTGACCAATCAAAGGCTTAACATTACCCTGCATAGCAGGCTCGATTGCAAACTTTACGAAGTTGCTGTACTGCCCTGCGCTCCACTTGCTCCATGTCAGATAAGGCGCAGCGCCACTCTCAAGCATCCACGCGGGAAGCTGCGTCATGTCATAAGAACCCTGCATCAGTTTACCAAACTGCGCAGCAAGGTCTGCATCCGAACGCGTACGCCAATCAGGACTCAGCGTGTAAAGCATTCGCACAGCGTCTTTGTCGCCCGTGGCTGCTTTGTTCTTGTTGATCTGCACCAACACCTCGCCCCAACCCTGCGCCATCGTACGAGCAGCTTGTTCAAGTTTGTTCAAACCAGTCACAGCAGAAACTCCTTCTGCAAACTTGTTTAAGAAACCCGCAGCATTCTCAGCCACGCCCGCAACCTGACGCATATTCTGCGAGGCATCACGCTTATTCAAACCAGACGCATAAGAACGCTCTTGCAACGCCGACCAATCTGCAAGATTCTCAATAAACTTTAGCGTGCCCGGCAGATAATCACTGGCCTGAAGATACCTAAGCCCTGCGATCATCGTCGTAGGAACTTCGGTCACCTTCGAGACAGTGCCGATTGTCAGCGCACTGATTCCGCGAGAAGCTCCCGCTCCTACACTATCAGGCCTAAAAGCGGGCTGACCGCTCATCTCACGCAAGATCGACTGCACACTCTTGTCCGTAGAGATATTCGGAATAGCGGCTTTGATTTGCGCCGGAATAGGCTGATCGTTAAAGTACTTCTCAGCACCCAGCGCCGCCATAACTTCCGGAGACTTCTCCATGTGTTCCTGCATCGCGAAGTCAATAGCTGAGCGTCGATCGTAACTCTTAATAAGCTTTACGATATCATACTCGCGCCATGATTCAGGCAAAGGAATGCCCTGCGCCTTGCGAGCGCCAGCAAAAGTCCCTGCAGCGGTTGGATCATAAGGCACAGACAGCGCACGAATCTCTTCAGAGAACTCAGCGGCGGCCCGAGTCTGAGCTTCTTGCAGAGGAATGCCTCGTTGTTGATGAGCCTGCACGTGTTGCTTGATGTAGTCATCTTTCAACTTAACGTACTCAGGTGACCCTTGTTTCGTGGTGATAATGTCACGCACATTGTCACTCCACATATGGAAGGGTCCATAGTAAGGATCAGTCAAACGCGCACGTTGGCCGCCTGCAGAGCGAATAGTATGACCGGCTTTGTTTGCCTCATCAGGCCAGAACTTCTGCCATTGCTGACGATACTCGTTATAAGCTGCAGCAATCTCACTCGGAGGCTTAACAAAACGACGTTGATCAAACTCCTGGCCAATATGTTTACCAAGCATTACTCGAAGCTCAGGCGACAAATCATACATAGCTTTCTCAAAAGCTTGAGGCCTGCCTTCCATGAAGCTCCGCGTGGCATAGAAAGCCTTCATTGCTTTCGCAACGACGGAATGAATACCACCGCGCGACTCAAGGTTATCAAGCTCCGCAAACTTACTGACGCGATTAAGAGTCTCTTGAGCCATGTCTTTAGCTTGGCCCACTGTAGGACGTTGATAGCGGATGTCATCATAAGGATTCTTTGCACTATTTAATCGCTCAATAAACTCTGCATTGTAAAAACTAGGCGGAAGTTTTTCAGAACGATCAAATGATACTATATCTTTAACGTATGAATTAAGAGCCTCAACACTAGATGGGCGCACATAAGTAACACCATCTACATTCTGTATATAATCTTTTGAATTAAACATGTGCTCATCTGGAGAAAATCCAAATGCTTCCGACATGTCAGCTTTACCTAAACTTCCAAAGAATTTCTTCTCTGATGGTGTAAGTTCTATAGGTGTCCAATGGCGTACAGGATCAGAGATTCCTTCAATGTCTGCATTCTGACCCCGCTGCAATCTCTCCTGCCCGCTAGTCTTCACCGCCGCAACACCCTTCCAAGGCACATTCTCAGTCGTAGCATAGTGCATCCACGCCAACGCATCTTCAGGACTCATCTTGCCAGTGACAAGCTGCTTCATCGAAGCCTTGAACGCAGAGAACCAAGCGCGCAACTCGCCGCGATTAACTTGAGGCATCTTCTCTCCGAACGCCTGAATCAGACCTTCTTCAAGCGCAATGTCTCGCGCCTGTTGTTCAGTCATTCCCTCTTTCATACGCGCCTCAAGCTCTGCTTTATACGCAGGACTATCCAACGCAGTATCCATCAGCGACCGACGCATTCCCTTATTCGTCACGCCCTTAAAGATATCGTGACCGATCTCGTGAATAGCTGTGTCAGCCGTGGCCATCAAAGGATTGATACGTATGATTCTGTCGCCTGTATTCTTATCAACCAAATACATACCGCGCACTTCTTGACTACCTGCAAATGCGCGATCGAGTTGAACTTTCAGGCCACGGCGATTCGCAAGCTCAGTCGCAAGATTGATATCTTCTTGTGTGATCTTGTTTGATTGTTCGCCTTCAGGACGTTGCAATCGGGTATATATTTCACGAGCAGTCTCAGTTGCCGTTACCTTAGACCTGCGATAAGACTCCTCTACATTACCCGGCGCAGACAAATCACGAAGTTTTTGAATTACACTGTTAGGTGTATCGCTTCCTTCAATTGTGATACCATTTTCTTGTGCAATACGTTCAAGATTTTTGGTGATAAATCCAGGAACGCCACCTTCTCCAACCTTATCTAAAAGATCCTGAGCGTCTCTTGTAATAGGCTTTTTACCAAAACCTTGTTCAGCTCGCAATTCTTGGAAAGCGGTTTGATTTGCGGCTTCTTCAGCCGTAGCAAACTTACCAGCACTCTTACGACGCTCCATCATTTGGAAGACATCTTCAAGCGTCTGATCAGCTTGCTTAGCTACAAAGGCTTCCATCCTTGACGGATCACGCAAGACCTCACCAACTTCAGGATCGTTAGAGAGTTCTTTAAGACGCTCTTTAGGAATCTGAACCTTAACTTCGTCAGCCTTTGATTGAAGAAATTCAGTCGTAGGTTTAGCTTCAGACTTCCACCATTTAGAATAGTCTGCAGCATAAGCCTTCTCCGTCAAAGGCTTACCTTCGGCAGTGAAGTATCTATCAGGAGCTTCAAGCCCAATATTAACTCCGGGTTTTGCGATATCCTGTGCGCCACGTTCAGCGCGAGGTGTGGCAAATTCTTTAGGAACATTAGCCATGAACTCCGCTTGATCTCTTGCCTTAGCAAGATCGCCGGGAGCTTCTTGAATATTCTCTGGTATATCCTGAAAGCCCAATCTCTTGCCCAATCCCGTAGGCTTGTTAAACAAAGATCCAAGCGC